TCTTAAATACTATATCGCTCTGGAGCCTGACTCCACTTACAACTGATGAAACATCTCCTGTTTACCCTCAAAGAATGCAACCGTGAGTTGTTAGACGATGAGGAGTTTATCAGGGACACCCTGTACGTTGCTTCTCGCAAGTGCAATGCACAACTGTTGGCGATGAACTCTCACAAGTTCCAACCTCAGGGTGTCACTGCCATTGCTATGTTATCTGAAAGTCATATCAGTATTCATACCTGGCCCGAAAAGGGTATGGCTGTGTGTGACATCTTTACATGTGGAGATCACACACACCCTCAGGATGGTGCATCGTATATGATGTTAGTCTTGGAAGCCAAGGATATTGTTTCCAACGAATTCGTTCGTCCACTTGAGTGATTTTTGATGTCTCGTAATGATTTTCTTTGGGTCGAAAAGTATCGTCCCAAAACCATTGAAGATTGTATTCTCCCTGCATCCATCAAGAAAACCTTTCAAGAGTTTCTTGACGCTGGAGAACTTCCCAATCTACTTCTTGCGGGCCCTGCTGGTGTGGGTAAAACCACAGTCGCACGGGCCCTTTGTGAACAACTTGGATGCGACTATATTGTAATCAACGGATCTGATGAAGGACGATTTCTTGACACGGTACGGAACCAAGCCAAAAACTTTGCATCGACCGTCTCACTTTCTTCGAGCGCTAAACACAAAGTCATCATTATTGATGAGGCTGACAACACAACCCACGATGTTCAACTCCTACTACGGGCGAACATTGAGGCGTTTTATGGTAACTGTCGGTTTGTTTTCACCTGTAACTACAAGAACAAAATTATTGAACCCCTGCATTCCCGATGTGCAGTCGTCGAGTTCTCTATCCCTGGTAAATCCAAACCGGCTATCGCTGGTAACTTCTTCAAAAGGGTTTGCACCATTCTGGATGCTGAAGGTGTTACATATGATCAGAAAGTTATTGCGGAACTGATCAATAAACACTTCCCCGACTGGAGACGTGTTCTCAACGAACTGCAACGTTACTCTGTCAGTGGTACGATTGACAGTTCTATTCTTGCAGAGTTCTCTGATGTTAAAGTAAATGATCTCATTAAAAGTCTCAAAGAAAAGGACTTCGCTGAAGTTCGTAAATGGGTTGTCAATAACCTCGATAATGACCCTAGTGTTCTTCAGCGCCGTGTTTACGATGCTCTTTACACAGCCGTTGAAGGTCCTTCTATTGCTGCCGCTGTTCTTATTATTGCTAAATACCAGTATCAGATTGCCTTCGTTGCCGATCAAGAAATTAATCTTTTGGCGGCGTTGACTGAGATTATGGTTGAGTGCAATTTCAAATGATACAGAAACTATATAATCCAAAAACAGACTTCTACAAATATTTCAAAGACTTTATCCTTGGTCCTCATTTCGGTTGGCACTGGCTTGATGAATCAACACCTGGTTATGAGAAAGAACACCATGAGAACCTAGGTCACTACAGTCACTCATTCTTAATGAGATCGGCTTTTGAAGACCGATTTTATCCCAAGACAAACTCAGCCTATATTGAACAGGCTCAACAACTGTTTTTGGAGATCACCCGCGCAAATGAAATTGAACCGTATGTAATCTACAGGATGAATGCAAATGCCGTTCATCCAACACAATCGATGAAATATAGTGTTCCTCACCACGATCACAAGTATCCACATAAAAACATGTTGGTTTACTTGACAGATCCCAGTGGTGGGGATACTGTTTGTGAGGGTGAAAGTTTCCTAGCCAAGGAAGATGATGTTATAATCATGGAAGGTGAACACTGTCACAAACCACCTTCTTCTGGTAGGAGAGTGGTCCTAGTCTATACATTCTTGGATCACGAACTTATTGGTAGATGTTATCAAGGATTGGACTTACTAAAAAATGATTCTAAGTGAAAGTGATGCGGTGTATGCCGCAGACAAATTCATCAACTACTTTTCCAACATGGATCGTATTGATGAATATCTTCGTAATGTAAAGATTGAGAGAGTCCTCAATCGCAGCCCTCTGTCTCAATTCTATGAGGAAGAGGATACTCATGGTATGTTCACTGCATTCGACATGCATCCAGAAGATATGGATATTGCATGTTATGAAGCTGTAGATTTGAAGAAGACAAGTGGAAAGGTTTCTGGTATCCGATCTCTCAAGGAGTTCAACGAGAAACTACAGATCACTACGTCCCATGCCATCGAAGACTCCGTTCCTGGTAAGTCTCTCAAATGGATGGTCGTGGAGAAGAACACCAATACGATCCTTGGTTTCTGTCGCTTTGGTTCTCCCACAATCAATTCTAGACCTCGCAATGAGTGGCTTGGTCAGACTCCAGATCTGGGTATCTTCAACCGACATGCGATCATGGGGTTCATTATCGTTCCCACTCAGCCTTTTGGATACAACTACCTGGGTGGTAAGTTGCTTGCGATGCTTTGTTGTACGCATGAGGTAAGGGAGATTCTGAACAATAAATATGATGCAAACATTTGTCATTTTGAAACCACATCCCTCTATGGTTCTACCAAGAGTGCGTCTCAGTATGATGGTCTGAAACCTATCATGAGATACAAAGGTCTCACTGATAGTAACTTCACACCACTTCTTCATGATCACATTTTCAAGGATCTGAACAAATGGTTTATCGAGAGGAACAACGGGGAGTCGTTGGTCAAGGCCGACGCATCCAGTCGCAAACTCAAGACTCAACAAAGGATGATCGCAATCATCAAGAAGAGCTTACCTTCTCAAAAGGTTGCGGAGTTCACAACTGCGATTGCAAATGCAACCGCACTGACTGAGAAGAAACGTACTTACTTCTCTGATTATGGATTTGCAAATGTTCGTGAGGTTCTCCGTGGTGAGGAAACTCAACTAATCGAAAACCCACAGAACTTTGATAAGTTCTACATGGAAGCCGTGGTTGACAAATGGAAAAAGATGGCTTCCAAACGTTATACAAAACTCAAGACAGAAGGTAATCTCCGTACTGAACTTGAGGTTTGGACCAAAGATATGGATATCGATATTATTCGATGATCTATAGAGCCGTATAGAGGTTAAGTCTCAGAACGGATGCCGAGTTCTATTAAGTAATTTGTTTTTCTTTTCTCAACCAACACCACCACCAGCAGTTGTGCCCATAGAGGTGGTCAGTAAGTCTTGGAATTGTCCGACTTGCAATAAGAACGAGAAGTACGTTCTTGGACAACTTCAGACGAGAGCCAATATTGGTGATCGTAATGCACTTGCAACGATCATGGGGAACATCAAATCCGAAAGTAACTTCCATGCAAACATCTGCGAGGGTGGTGCCAGAGTTCCTTACAACCGTTGCCATCGTGGTGGCTATGGTCTGATTCAGTGGACTACTCAGAAACGATACTCAGGTCTGGGTAAGTTCTGTAAAAAGTATGGGTGTGATCCCTCATCAATTGAAGGTCAAACTCGTTACATGATCAACGAACACAGTTTTCGTAAAGTTCTTCCTGAGTTTCAGGGAATGGGTCGTCCCATCCATCAATACATGGTTCCTGCATACTACTGGCTTGGTTGGGGTATCAAGGGACACCGTGAATATTATGCACACCAATACTACAAGAAATTTGTATGGAGTTGAAAGACTGGCTGAATTCGATCAATCAGAACAAAAATGATTTGATTGAGGAGGATCCATCTCTTGTAAAAGAGTACCCTCCTTTTATTATTAACAAGTGCATGTCTGGTCACCTGGATACTGTCTTGTATGCCAATGAAATGAATATGGCTCACTTCTTGGATAAAAAACTCCAATATGACTTTTATCTAAATAGTGTGAGGAAAAGGAAGAGATTTTCTCCCTGGCTCCGAAAGGATAAAGTCAAGGATCTTGATGTAGTTAAATCTTACTATGGTTATAGTAATGAAAAGGCACAACAAGCCCTCCGTATTTTATCTCCTGAACAACTTGCATTTATTAGATCTAAACTTGATACTGGAGGAAAACAATGAGTATCGCGGAACCTGAGGTTCGTTGGTCTCCTGATAAAATG